CCGCCTGCAATATAAATAATATAACTTGTCTCCGTCCTTCATTAACAAGCATATCATTTGAACTCCCATTATACACACTATTATATAAATTGCAAAAATCTGCTAATACCTCTAATGCCTTCACACCCTCTTGCGTCAAGGCTCCTTTCCCATTAGTAAATAGATTTTTCATAATCTCGCTCAACTCATCATTCCCAAGTTGTACCATTCTATGACCCCACATTCTTAACAAGGTTGTCTACACCTTCTGCCCCACCAACATTCCTTACACCTTCAGATACTGTTCTTAGTTGCTCTAAAGCATTCTGACTTTCCCTTTGCTCGCCTAACGCCTCCATCTCTTTAGAATATACCTCTTTGCTTTTTAAAAATTCAACTGGTACATTATGCTTTTTGTGTAGATATCTAATAATCCCCTCAACGTCATATATCCTTGCAAGATCAGGATCTCGTTCTAAAAACAGTTGTACCGATGTCATAACCCTTTCAAATGAGGTTACATCTTCATTATAAACGGCTCTGTTGATAGAATTCTCGTAGGATATCTTTAAAAGACCGTCCTCTTCTTCAATGCTAGAAGGAAGATCCTCTAACTTGCCCGAATTCATTAAAATGTCTATCTCCCTTGAAATTAAAGAACTGAAAAACTCTCCTTGCAACCTGTATACAACGCTCCCTATTAAATGTCCCTTTTCTCTAACTATCTCAAACACTTCCGTGGCAGTCTTCTGCGGTAAGTCCTCTAACATTCTAAACATCTTTACTAAAAACGCATCCTTAACTACTTCTCGCTTAGTTGCTAACTTGTGCTCTGATAATTCTACTTGGCTTTTTGATCCTAACTCCGTGACCAATGGACGTCCGTTAGAATCTACCGATCCATAATTTACACCGCCCGGTGTTAGCTTTAATTTTCCCACTGTTAAGATGGATGATGCTAAAAGTGGAGGGTTCAAAAGTTTCTGGCTTGCCTTAAGTGATATTAACTCCATCTCGTTTATTATTCTTATATCAGGGAAAACCAAACTGCCGGGTCCTCTACCCCAAACTTCGTTTGGTGCTACAGAATAACGACCGAACGCATAAGGCATTACATTATAACCCCCTATCTCTAATACAACTTCCCCTTGAACTTCTATATAATAAGAAGTATATCTCTTGCCCTCCACCCCCTCACTCTTCTTAATATTTGGGTTAGGTGTTACAACATGTAAAAACTCAAACTTTTCTTCTGGACTCCTAGCTAACGCATTCTTTATCTTTTCACTAACCGCATTCCCCCACGTACTGAACGCTTGAGTTGCAGAAAATTTGAACGTCCTAAATACAGTTTCTAATTTATCTTCTGGTGTCATCACCACATAACAATCTTTTATGCTGTACGTCCTGTAAAAGATCCCTCCTTTTTTCGCAGACCCTACATACATAATAGTGTTTCCAAAAGCTCCTAATGACGCATACGCCTCACCCATCTGTTGTGAAAAATTAGAATCCCCATTGTAACGATACTTGAATAATAGATCCTCAATGTTTGTGAACTTCTTGCGGTCGTCGTCCGATGTGCTGACCTCCCCATTAGGGGCACTTAGTCTGTGCCATCTCTTTCCGTGAGGTGTTAAGAACCCGTCGAGAATTGATATAAACTTTAATAGTGCCAAAGGAGCCGTTGAATCGTGTAGCTTGCCCGATTTAGAAGACCCTTGGTCTAAACCTCCTACAGTCCCCCCATATAACGGCAAAACTAAAGTTGCGATATCGTCCCAATGCTTCTCTAATGGTGAACGTTCGTTTCGTAAATTACTGAACCTAGCTAATAATAACTTTATTTCTTCTTTACCCATTTATCCGCCCAACTTCCCATCATCTTTTGTCGATATGCCTAGCCTACCTCCAAATATATCATTTCTAAATCGCCCCCTTCTCTTAATCCCTTTGTCCTGTATAGCTTTGTCTTCTAACTTTGGTGCTTGGACAGGAGGGGCTTGTACCTTAATAGATTTTGGTTTTGCAACTCCCATTTTGATCCCCTTTTACTAATTGTTCGTATCGTAGACATTATAGTCAGTTATAACATGGTGGTCAACTCCATTAACATCATTGTTTCCAAAATTAACGTCTTGTGCAAAAGTTAATGCCAATGCGTCCCCGCTGTCTGGTGACTTCTTTAGCTTTTCCTTCTCCTCTAATATTAAATCATTGTTCGTCGCCTTAAAACGATATTGTACACTTATTAACTCTTTCACCAACTCTTTGTCGTCAGGAATGAACCCTCCTTGCTCTAACCAACGCTTTAAGTCCCCCCACATCTGTGCCCTCTTGTTCGCATAGCCTCTCTTATTAGACCCTGATCCAAAATCAATAGGAATTACATTCGGTAGTCCCAATTGCATAAGCCTATCATATACAGGACCTCCTATTCCTCCCCCATCTATAAATAATACTTTCCATTTGACAGTTAGATATAACTCCGAAACAGTGTCCGCTAATATCATTGAATCTGGAAAATTCCACTTATACCACTTCTGACGTGCATTCCTCCCATCTCGTATCGCTAATACCGAACTGTCATTCCCCCCTCTTGCTACATCCAACCCCGCTATTAAGCCTCCCCCTCCTACATACTCATCTAATGGTTTTTTGCTCCTCTCATACGCTAAGTCCGTTGGTATAAATTGATTCACTGCCTTTAAAGGAAATTCCCCGTAAACCCTGACTCGCATAAAGTCGCTGTCTTCACCATAATAAGAACTCCATTGCTTGTACATCTCTTTGTTCGTCATAGTTACTTCTCTAGAATCTACCTTGCGTGTGATCCATAAAGGGTTGTCTATATCAAAACATTCTTTGAACTTCCCTACGTTGCTTGTACCATTTCCGAAAACCAATATCATAGGCTCCCCATCTGTTAGCCCCCCTTCCGCAACCTCCCATATCTCCTCAGGTACTCCAGACGCCTCATCAAATATGTAGAATGCTGTTGAATCTAAAGCGTGTAGCCCTGCAAAAGATTCACTGTTCCCCTCGCGACTAGTCTGAGCATCACATCTCCAAGACTCCTCATGCCCTTTGGCTAACATCTTCATCGAACCTTTCCCCGTTGTGATGTCAAAGTAATCTTTCGCACATGATTTCTTTAACCACTTCGCTAGCTCAGCCCATGTCTTTGTCTCTAACTGTGGTATGGTCGTTGCCGTTACAATCCCTTTTGCATTCGGTCTTGTGAACATTATCCAACATATAATCATCGCTACTAATGCCGTCTTCCCCACCCCGTGCCCGCTTACTGTAGCTATCCTGATCGGATAATTCTTAGCTTTGACCTCCCGCCCTAATGTGTCTAAAATGTCAGCCTGCCACGCCTCCAAGTAGTCGCTTGGATGGACGTTAGGTTTTATAACGTCCCAATCAAACGCATAAAGTACAAATCCGTAAGGGTCGTCGTAAAACTGCTCTAACTCCTCTAATCTGCTTTTAATCAACTTCTTCCGCCTCCTCAACCACTCTCGTATTAGGAATCCCCGTTACCTTAACCCGACCTTGCCTGACTCTTTCCCTGCTTCTCGCTATATCATCAGATGATATAATCGCTGTTAAACTGTTAGGAGGTTTGTTCCCTGCATCATACCCGACAAAGTTGTTTCTCATTAAGAACTTTAAGCCCGGTTCCGTTTTTGCGATCCTCTCAGCATAACTTATCTTCACTTTGTTGCATGCGTCTTCTATAACCGTCTCCATTACACTATCGCTTTTGAAAGATCTTAATATGTCTAAAGATAATCCAGTTATAAATGAAATGGCTTCCATAGTGTAAGGCGTTCCGCTCTCGTCGCAATCTACAAAATATACCTCTAAACTCTTGCGTAACTCTCTTACAGTCCTATATCGTAACTTTATTCCTTTGTACTCAAGAAATTTTGATTGTACTTCAGCTACCTTTCCTTCTAACGCCCTGCGTGCGTTCCCTGAAGATCCGTGGGGCTTCCTAATAGCCCTTTTCTCCAATCGCTTTAATCTCGCATTAGTGCTTTTAACCCTTTTCTTCTTTTCCGTTGCCATGTTGCAAAAATCCTCCCCGTTTGTGCCACTTTTTGTCGCAATCATATAGTTTTCGCTAATCTCGTCGTGTTATATCCCACTCCCTTCCGTATTAATAACTCTTGTGATTATTATAATCTTTTTTTCCTCTCGTAAAATTATAGCACCCTTTTTTAAGTTTTTTCAAGTTTTGTGCTCTTTTGGTTATTATGATCTTTTATTATTTGTTTAATTGCAGAAGTTTACCTCGTTTATCTCACCCGTTTTTTTTTCTACCAACTTTATTTTTAGGATGTTGTTTTCAATCTTATTTGCTGTTAGAAAGCTCACGAACCCTTGTGTACAGGTGGTTCCAGAGGGTGTTGTTTTCAACATGGTGTTTTTGGGGTCTGGAGGTTTTTAGGTTTCAAAGTTGTAGATCACCCCCTCTAGACAAATGAAAATAGAAAACTTTGGGGGTACCCCCCCACGACCCGCCGACCCACCGACCGAAGGACACATCGGTCACAACAACATATATATATGGTATAGTGAGCCCGCCGGTCACCCAAAGGAGCCGAGGACGCTAATGGGTCTTGGGGTGTTGTCTAACGGACTTTAAGAACTTCAAGCCACTATGACCCTGATTGGTTGAGATATGGACGTGTTGACCCAATAGATTGTTAAAATCTGTAGGAGTTGTGGGAATTGATGTTGGGCTTGGGTGTTTTTGGGTGTTTTTGGGTCTTTTTGGTGGCTTTTGAGCTTGGCGGAGCTTGGAGGCGTGGCAGGGCTTTTGGGGG